ATAAATATTAATTATTTCTGCGGGAGAATAAAAATATTCGTTTATTTTGTTTAGACTTTCATCACATATGTCACTATTAAATAAGTGATTGTACATTTCACTTATTACGTCACGACTTGCGTTTTTAAATTCGTGAGTTATATCTATTCTACCAGGCCTTATTAATGCCGGATCAAGTTGATCATAATGATTTGACGTAATAATTAATATTCTTCCAGGCGTTTCACGTACACCATCCCATATATTCAATAAATCATCTAACGTAATAGGTTCTTCAGAAGTTGGACCATCTGTATGTGGGGTCATCTTTAAAATTTCTGAACCATTTAAATCTACTACAGATTTGACAATGTCGCCTAACTTTACTAGATCGTCTGCGCCTTTTCCATTTAAATAATCATTGGAATTGGAATTGGGATTGGAATTGGAATGCGCATTATTTTTCTTTTTAAATTTTTCAGATCTTTTTAAAACAATATCTCCAATACAGTCTATATCTTCAATAACTGTTATTTTTTTGTCAAATGTTATAGATTTTTTTTCATTATTATTATTATATGTATCTTCAAAAAAGAAATGATGTAATTGTTGTTTTGTTTTGATTAATTTCAATGAGAGAAACACCAAATGATAACCTGTATAATTTCCTAGCGCTTTAATAAAAGATGTTTTACCGGTCCCAGGTTCGCCGTAAAGACCAATTCCACAAGTCCAAGGTATTCCCTTGCTTTCATACCAATTTCTGTTATTAATAAAAAAATCGATCTTTTTAATTAAATCTGTTTTTCCCTCAAAAAACATATTGGAAAAATTTCTACAAGAAATAAAATTTGTCTCCGACCAACAACTGTATTTAGAATCATCCTCCCCGCGAGTTGTTTTTTCTAAAGTATAAATAAATTTTTTGTTATACCGGTTGGTCTTTATAGACGTCAAATAATCCTCTGTAATATTGTCAATAAATTTTGTTAGATAAGAAGCGTTAAACTTATAAGAATATATTTTCACGGTAATTTTTTCAATTTTCGTTGTGACCCTATCATTATTGGAGTCATCTTCATTGAACATTTTACAAATAGCGTATATATCATCATCAATTATAAAACAATCAGATTGTGAAACCATCAAAATATCTGTTATTTTTTTATTAGAATCATCTGAGGTGCTTACATACGCATCAATATTTGTAACAGTTTCTTTCAGTTTATATATTGAGTTATTTTCCGATATATTATTAACAATGTAAAACCAAAAGGCTTTAAATCTATTACTATATGTTGCCGATATATTTGTACTATGACTATAAATAGAAGTCGTACAACTCCGTTTTCCTTCTAATTCTATTTCGTATCTTTTATAAAAAAAAGACTTTATTTTTTCTTTATCTATTCCAAAATATAACGAAATTTTGTTTTTGTTTAAATGGTTGAATATATATCCTATTATGGTAAAAATAAACGTATTAATAATTGTGTCAACAACGTGATTACCTGTTTTAATTTTATTGAAAATACTCATTTTCAGCGTATCGTGGAATTTATAAAATAATTCTTCTATAATATTTGTCATTGTTTGCGGTATAACTATTATTAATTAATGTTTAAATTATTTATATTTATATTTATACCTTTTACACCCTTTACGCCTTTTACACCTTTTTCACAAGTTATGACATTTACTACGAAGTGAAACGCCGATTATTTATTAATTCCAATTATTCAAAACTGTATCCAAATCATCATCCTCACCTAAATTTTCAATTAAATAAATTGGATTATATAGTTTCTTTGTATTTGGTTCTCTTACTTTTTCCCATAACCATTTTCTTAATTGTTTTTTGAATTTTAAACAATAATACAAATGACGAAAATTATTTAATGTTTGTATGTTTTGTTTTATTGTAATCAAACTATCATTATTTACTATTTCGTAAATAGGATTATTAGAACAAAATAAATATTCTAGATTTTGCGGTAAAGTAGGCAAAGAAGTTAATTCATTTTCAGAACAATACAATTCTCTTAGATTTTGCGGTAAAGTCGGCAAAGAAGTTAATTTATTACTATCACAAGATAAATATTCTAGATTTTGCGGTAAAGTCGGCAAAGAAGTTAATTTATTACTATCACAAGATAAATATTCTAGATTTTGTGGTAAATTAGGCAACAAAGTTAATTGATTATCATAACAAGATAATATTTCTAGATTTTGCGGTAAAGTCGGCAAAGAAGTTAATTTATTAATATCACAAGATAATTTTTCTAGATTTTGCGGTAAAGTCGGCAAAGAAGTTAATTTATTAATATCACAAGATAATTTTTCTAGATTTTGCGGTAAAGTAGGCAACAAAGTTAATTGATTATCATAACAAGATAATATTTCTAGATTTTGCGGTAAAGTAGGCAAAGAAGTTAATTGATTATCATAACAATATAATATTTCTAGATTTTGCGGTAAAGTACACAAAGAAGTTAATTGATTATCAGAACAATTTAATGTTTTTAGATTTTTGAATCTTGTTAAATCAGGTAAAGATTTAATATCCTTACATTTACCACTAATATTAAGGATTAATATGTCTTTTGATAAAGAATTTAAATATGTTTCAATCTCGGTTGTCATTTTTGAATGTATAAGGTTAATGATTTTTCTTGTATTAAATTAAAGAAAAAATAAATCAATTTTTTGTTTAATTATTTATGAAATTTATTTATAAATAATCGGCGTTTCACTTCGTAGTAAATGTAAAAAGATGTAAAAGTTTAATATTCGCTATAAGGTACATTATTACCACCACGTAAAACTAAATAGTTATATTGATCTGTTGTCATACATGCACATCCTGTACTTGTAGAAAATGAATTAGGACAACATTCTGGTTTAAACTCTGTATCCGCAAACAGTACTAATTCACCATCAGGTAAAGGTACAGGTTGTGCAGGTCTATTTAATATAGATTTTACGGCAGAATTTAATGGTTGCCCTTTTGTAATAGTCATATTTCCAGCATTCCAACTAGAAGTATTTATTGGGGTATCTTTACCAAGAGTATAAAGCGAAGATTCGCCATAGTTAGTATTAGCACCTGTAAATCCTTCTGTTGTAGCTGGTGTACTTGCTGATGTAGTCGTTGTAGCAGTAGCTACTTCACGCGCTTTTATATTCTGTCTAATTTTTTTTCTTTCTGCTTCTCTTTGAGCGGCATTCGTATCAGAACCTGTAGCAGTAGCTAATCCTTCCATTATTCCGCTCATGTTACAACACCCACAAATAGTATGACTAACTAAAATTAAATAAATAACTCCAATTAAAATTAAAACCTCTAGACTTAACTTATATCCTAATATTGAGATATTCATATTATACATATTTCATAGATAATAATTTTACTTTATTTTTTTCTAAAAATATGTCAATTGAAGCGTTATAATCATAAAATTTTATATCGCCAACTTTAAATGTTTTTTTATCTGTTAATAAATGATATAATATATCATGTTTTTTTTCAAGTTTTTCTTTTGTTTTAAACTCATCATCTAAAGTAGTTATATATTCTACTTTTGTATCGCAAATAGTTATATTTGGGCCTCCTTCAAATACTATATATTTCCCTAAATTATATCTATATTGTTCTTTTAATTTTTTTCCGTCTACTTCAACTAACCCATAAACTTTTTCACCATTCTCTAAAACGTCGTTTATTAAAATGTCTTTTATTTTTTTAGTAATGCCATTTTTTAATTTTATTTTTGTATATTCAGAAAATCCACTATCCATTTCATAATGTATATCAGAACGCTTTTCAATTTTTATATAATTATTATACCTAATTTCATTAAAAACATTTTCATAAATCTCATCCCAATCTATAAATAAATGATTTCCTATAGAAATAGTTTTATGTGCTGTATTTAAACAATATAAGTATGGTTTATCGTATGATTTTAACGGGATAGCATTAGGATGGTCAACTATAGTTATCCAATTATTTTTATATTTTACAATATGACTACCAGATATAATAATATCATCTAATTTATACATTTTAGAATATAGTGAATCTAATTTTAATAACCCAGTTACTTCATTATTATTATATAACTTATCACCTAACTTTATTTCACTAATTTTACGTTCATAACCATTATTCATTAAAATTAATGTATTTTCATCAAAACATGACGATGAGCTTGGACCACTAGGTACTCCTGGTATACTTAAACTGGTTTGGACTTTTAAAACGTCTGCCATAAAAACTAACATTATTGCCAATGGTATAGAAAGTGCTACAAAAATAACTGTATTTGATATAGCAAATCCCCATGTAAACGGAATAATCCAAAACATAATTATTAAGGCAGCTAGTGCTATTAATATTATAATTATAAACTGTGCAATTGCACCTAAAAAAGATTTAAGTGTATAATATGTTCCTAATAATGTAAATAGACCTGCAGTCATAATACCTTGAATTTTACCTACAAGGTCTCTAAAACTAATAATAATTTTTTGTAATGGAATCATAATATTTAATATTTTTGCCATAATTTCTTGTGCTATTGTTTGAAAAAATGTTCTTACCTTATCAACCATAGCTCGGATATCATTTATTGCTTCTTTTACCAAATTTAAAACGTTAGTTATAGTACTTATAATAAATGAAATTGGTTCCATCATAAACCCACTAATACTTGATAAAATACCCTGCATACAATAATTAAAATTACTTGCTGTATAATCTATTGCTGATACACCTTCTGGATGTGTTATAAATCCTGCAAAAGGAATTATGTTTATTTTACATCTTTGATTAGACCAATCATCAATTACAGGCTGTGCATTTATTTTAATTTGACAATATGATGCTACAGATAATACAAAAATGTTAATAAATATAAATAATAAAAAGGTTGTACCATAGTCATCAAAATAACTTAAATTACTATACATATTTAATAATTTTTGCACTTTTTCTTTATCATTAATATCCATATATAAATATACTTTAAAAAAAGTATTGTTAAATATAACTTTATATTCATTAAAAGTTATATTTTTATTTTAATAAAATATTTCACATATTTAATTTTATATAATTAAATCTTCTAAGCATTCATTAAATACTTCTTGAATTTTATTAACACTTTTAATATTAAAATTATCTTCAAATAGTTCACTATTACGTTCTTTAATTTTATCAATATCTTTTTGATTTTCACTAGGATATAATACTAATTTTACACCTGCTTTTTTAGCACCTTCTAATTTTTCTTCTAAACCGCCAATAGGTAATACATCTCCTTGTAAATTAATTTCTCCTGTTAGTGCAATATCATTTTTAATTTTTCTATTAGTTAGCATAGAGTAAAATACTAATGTTAATGCTGCACCTGCACTAGGACCGTCTTTTGGTGTAGATCCATCAGGACAATGTAAATGAAAACCAGCAGGTTTATTTTTCCAAGAACTTAAAAACTTTTTTTGTGTTTGTATATTTAATAAATTCCATGCTAAACTACATGCAACTTGAGTACTTTCTTTAATAACTTTTTCTAAAGATCCTGTTGCTTTAACTTCTAAATAATTATTAGTAGGTATCCATAAGCACTCGAGTGGTAATACTCCACCTATTCCAGATATACATGCATATAAGCCGTTAACAACTCCTACTTTATTTTCTTTATGAATTTTATCATATGTATTTTGATGCTTATTTTTTAAAATCGTTTTTATATTTTGTTCAAGAATAGTATACGGAAAATTAATATAAGTATTATCAATTTTAGTTTTTATTAAATTTGCAATATTTAATTCTCTAATTATATTAAATAATAAAGATTTTAATTTTCGGACTCCTCCTTCATTTGTATAATTTTCTATAATTAACTTAATCAATGTATCTTTAATTATAATGTCAGTCTTTTTTAATCCAATTTCTTTAAGTATATCTAAAATAAGATAATTTTTAGCAATATAAATTTTTTGTTTAGTTAATAAAAATTTTGTTTCAATTGTAGTAATACGATCAAGTAAAATTTTATCAACTAATGAAGGATTATTAAAAGAAAATATTAAAGTAGCTTTAGACAGATCAAAATCTATTCCATGAAAATATTTATCTCTAAAATGGCAATTTTGAACTGGATCAGTTAAATGCACTAAAATATTTGTTATTTCTTGTCCTTTTGC